TAGAGTTAAACCAGTCACCAAAGGCATACGACACTCTTTAGTATGTTGGAATTTAGGATACCCATTTAGATGAGCTTTGAAAAAAATAAATACCAAGTAATTAAAAGTGCTATTTCAACAGAACTAGCAGATTTTTGTTATCAATACTTTTTAAACAAACGAGCAGTAGCAAGGCACTTGTTTGATGACAAATACATCTCACAGTTTACTGACTACTTTGGAGTCTGGAACGATCAACAAATACCAGAAACTTATTCGCATTATAGCGATATAGTGATGGAAACTTTATTGCAAAAAGTTAAACCTGTAATGGAAAAAGAATCAGGCGTTAAACTAACTGAAACTTATTCTTATGCAAGAATCTACAAAAAAGGTGATGAGCTAAAAAGACATAAAGATAGATACTCTTGCGAGATATCTACTACTATGAATCTAGGTGGTGATGATTGGCCTATATTTTTAGAGCCTTCAGGTGAAGAAGGTAAGGATGGCATAGAGGTTAAACTAGAACCAGGCGATATGTTGATGTATCGAGGTTGCGATTTAGAGCATTGGAGAGAGCCATTTAAAGGTAAAGATTGCGGACAAGTGTTTTTGCACTATAATGACTCTAGTGGCAAAGATGCCAAAACAAATAAATATGATGGTAGACCTATAATTGGATTGCCCTCTTACTTTAAAACATAAATTATATATAATGTCTACATGGCATTATTTCCAATAACACCCCCTGCAGGAATAGTAAAAAACGGCACAGACTACGCTAATAAAGGGCGTTGGGTCGATGGTGACTTAGTTCGTTTTGAGAACGGATACCTTAAACCTATTGGCGGGTGGGAAAAACTTAGAGCTACAGCATTAGACGGAGCTATCATAGGTCTTTATGGTTACAAAGATAACCTTGGAGAAAATGTTTTAGCAGTTGGCACAAGAGAAAAAGTCTATGTGTTATACGACAACACTTGGACAGATATCACTCCAGTAGGCTTTGTTAACGATGCAAGTCAAGACCCACTGGGTTTTGGTGCTTACATTTATGGTGAAGAAGACTATGGCGATGCCAGGAGTCAATCAGGTTTATTTTTACAAGCTGGGTATTTTTCTTTTGACAACTGGGGTGAAGATCTAGTCTTTACCTTTTCTAAAGATGGCAAGATCTATAAATGGCAACCAAACACAGGTGGAACAGCCGATACCATAGCAACAGTTGTAACCAACTCACCCACAGGAAATTTATCAACCTTAGTTACCAATGAAAGACATTTAGTGGCTATTGGCTCTGCTGATGACCCTAGAAAGATTGCTTGGTCAAACAGGGAAGATCGTAACAACTGGACTTCTAAAGCCACTAACACAGCAGGTGATTTACAAATACCCACAGGTGGTAGAGCTTTGTTTGGTGTTAAATACAGATCCGATGTCATCATTTTTAGTGATACTGGTATCAACAGAATGTTCTATGCTGGATCACCTTTTGTGTATGGTATTGCAGATGCAGGTACTAACTGTAAATCTATTAGCTCCAGAACAGTGGTATCCACAGGAAATTTCCTAGCATGGATGGGTGAAAATGCTTTTTACATTTACGATGGCAGCGTTAGAGAGCTACCTTGCGAAGTCCATGACTATGTATTTGACAACATTAATATACCAGGCAGGAGTGCGTGTTGGGGTGGGCATAACTCTAACTTCAACGAAATATGGTGGGGATTCCCAAGCGGTGATGGTCAATACACTTCTAATAAATATGTTATTTGGAATTACAACGCTAATACTTGGTCTATCGGATCTATGGACAGAGGTGCTTGGATCGATCAAGGTGCATTTACTTATCCTATCGCTGGTGACAGTTTAGGCTTTGTGTATGAGCATGAATCAACGCTCCTATCTAACTCACCGAATATAGGTTCTGCTGTTCCATACGCAACCTCAGGGCCTATCCAAATCGGTAATGGCGATAACTATGTCCAATGTAATCAAATACTACCAGACGAAGAAGCTAACACGCTTCCAGGTGTCACCCTTAGTTTCAAGGGTAAATTCACTCCACTAGGCCCTATCACGGATTTTGGATCATTTACCTTTGAAAGTGATGGCTACACCGATGCAAGATTCACAGCAAGACAAGTACAAATGACTGTGACAGGCAGTACTACACAAGACTTTCAAGTGGGTAATATTCGCTTGGATGTGAAGCAAAGAGGTAAAAGATAATGGATCTATCCTCACAAAGACAGTACATCCAAAGAGCAGAAACAGCTCACGAGATACTTACAACCACAGATTTGGTTACACTCTATACATCGCCCAGCGGTGGTGATTTTGATTTTTCTGTTATTCAGTCTATCTTGGTATGTGACCATGACAATAGTGCAACAGACATTACTGTGACTGTCACACATGATGCGACAGTGTATAACCTATTTAAAGAGTTTACGATTGGAGCTTACAGCACCGAAGAGCTATTAAGCAAAAGTATTATTATCCATCAAGGCGATATCTTGAAGGTACAAGCCAATCGCGCTGGTAATTTAACTGTTTATGCAAGTATCGTTGAGTATGGAAAAGGCGATTAATAAAGTCACACCAATAAAGAAAGAACCAGAAGACTGGGAAATTCAATGGGAACGCTGCAAACCATATATAGCAAAAGCGATCAAACATCAAGATTCCTATACAATAGACGATATAGAAGATAAAATAAGGCATGGAATATTCCACTTATGGCCAGCCGAGAAGGCAGCTATGATAACTGAATTCGTGGTATTCCCCCAGAACACAGCGATGAACTTGCTGTTTTGTGGCGGTAACTACAAGGAGTTAGAGAATATGTTGCCATCTTTAGAAGCATTTGCTAAAGCCGCTGGATGTAAAAGAATATATGGCGGTGGCAGAAAAGGATGGTTAAAAAAAATAAGCCACTTAGGCTTTAAATCAGAAAATTTAATAAGTAAAGAATTATGAGTAAAGGCAAATCAACACAATCAGTCAGTCTTCCAGCGTACCAAGAAGCACAAGCAAAAGAATTATTCCAAGCTGGTAAATCACTGGCTGGCACACCTTTTGTTCCCTACACAGGCCCTAGAGTTGCTGGATTTAACCCAGATCAATTACAGCAGTTTCAAGCCACTCGTGGTTTATTTGAAACTGGTATGCAATATGACCCACTCACAGGTCTACAAGGACTAGCACAACAAGAAGCTCCGCAAATAGGTCAAGTTGGCTCATTGCTTGGTGCTGATATTGGTGCATATCAATCACCTTATCAACAGCAAGTGATCGATCAATCTATGGCTGACATTCAACGACAAGCTGATTTAGCAAGAGGGCAATCACAATCCAGAGCAATTGGTGCTGGTGCATTTGGTGGATCTCGTTCTGCTTTACTAGAAGGAGAATCACAAAGACCTTACATAGAACAAATGGCAAGAACATCTGCTGGGTTAAGAGAGTCTGGATTCCAACAAGCTCAAAGAGCAGCCGAATCAGACATCGCAAGACAGCAGCAAATGGCAATGTTTGCCCCAGAGTTTGAACTGCAAGCAAGACAACAACAAGCAGGATTGCTTGGGGGCGTGGGTATGGAGCAACAAGCAAGACTTGGACAACTGGGTCAGATTGGTCAGCAACAACAACAACTACAGCAAATGGGTTTACAAGCACCTTACGAAGAGTTCCAAAGAGCTTTGGCTTATGGGCCTCAACAGTTTGGTTTATTGGCTGCGGGTCAGGGAGTATCAACTCCAACAACCACTACATCACAAAAAACAGGCATGGGTGATATTTTAGGATCTGCTGCTCAATTGTATGGAATGAAGTTATTAGCAGCTTCAGACGAAAGATTAAAAGAAAACATTAAACCTATTGGCAAGTCTGAAAACGGACATAATTTATATACCTGGGATTGGAACGAGAAAGCAAAAGAGCTAGGAGTTAATGATCCAACCACAGGAGTAATAGCTCAAGAAGTGAAAAAGTATATGCCTGAAGCAGTCATAAAAGACGAGAACGGCTACTACAAAGTTAATTACGGAGTTCTATAATGGCATTTTCAATGCAAGATTTAATGGGAAAATTACCTGGATCACCTGGTGGACAGCCACAGGTTGCACCTAATTTTAATCCGCAGATTAATAAGAAACAACTAGCTACCGATGTTCAAGCCAATAAAGATGCTACGAAATCAGCTAAAAACGATATGCTTGCTCAAATGCTAATAGCGTTAGGTGGCGCATTAAAGGGCGATAAAGATTTTGTACAAAACGCCTTGGCCATTAAGAGTATGCAAGAGGGTGAGAAGAAGAAAGAAGAGAGAACCAAAAACTACAAAGAGTTTTTAGAAACTTTAGATCCAAAATCTCCATTTTATTCTTTAGCAAAAACAATGGGTGCTGATAAATTAGATCAATTGTTGATGGAGAAATTTAAAGCAGATACTAGGGTGCCGAAGAAAAAAACAGCGTCAGACTATGTTGCAGACATAATGGCAAAAGTTCAAAATGTTCCTGGTTATGTAATGACCGATGAAGACAAAAGAATATTGCAAGTATCCAGAAAGGCAGATCCAGCAACCATGATGATTGAGGATATTACTGCTGGAGCTATTGCTGGCTCTGGAATTGGACAGACCGGTGTAAACCTTCAAACTTTTGCATCGACAGCAGACGCAAAAGCGGCCGGGTTAAAATCCGGAGATCAGTTTATAGGTTCAGATGGGAACAGATACACAGTCCAGTAAAATGAAATGGCAGAAACGAATCAAACTAATCCATACGCAGGGGCTACACAAGTAACAGCAGATCCTTATGCTGGTGCAGTTCCCGTAACCCAAGATCCATACTCTGGATCTGTACCAACAACCCAAGAAAAAAAAGACGATTTTAGTATTCTCGGTGAGGCATATAACATTGTTGTTGGTGGTGCTAGAAATGTAGCAGCAGGTACGCTTAGTAGCATAGCATTTAAAGAAAGAATATCACCAACGGCAATTGGTCAGTCAATTGGTAAGGCAATAAGAGACAAGGACTCTACAGCCTTAAATGCACTAAACAATGCTTTAAAAGAACCAAACGCATACGAGATAGCGGCCAATAAAATTGCGGCACCAGAATCAATGAGGCCAACATCTACTTCTAATATTGGTTTCCCGGATATTAAGGTTGGTAAAAACGAAATTCCACTTGGTTTTAAAGATGTTCCTGTTGGCGAGTTTGCTCAAGATATTGGACAATTTATGGTTCCTTATGGCGGCATTACAAAAGGAATGAACTTGTTTGGTGCTAAAAACTTACCAGAGATTTTAAAACAAGGATCAAAGGTTGTTGGTGCAGGAGCGATTGCAGAGCAGTTTGCTTTTTCTCCATACGAAGAAAGGCTTTCAAGTGTTATACAAGAAGTTGCCCCAAATGCTGTAACAGAATTTTTGGCGGCAGATCCGGATGATAACGAAGCTGTTGCAAGATTTAAAATGGCTGTTGAGGGTGCTGGTATTTCAATCCCGGTAGAGGGTTTATTTAGATTTGCTGGTAAATTAAGAGCCAATAAAAAAGCACAAGAAATACAGCCGGTTGATGTGCCTGAAAGTAAGGCGTTAGAAACCCCAGATCAAACAGTTAAAACAGAAGCGGTAACATCAGGCCCTTACGCTGGTTCAAATGTTGTTACTCCTATGGGTGTTGCTGAAGCCAAAGCACAGAAACAAGCAGAGCGACTGGCAAAGAAAAAAAATCCATTTAAAGTTGATGATGAAACTGGAATTATTACTGCAAAAATTAAAGGTAATGATGTTGCCATTGTTAGAAATGCAGATGATAAATACGAAGCAAGCATTAAAGACACAATGACAGACCAAGAGATTAATGATGCTTTGGAAAACTTGCAAACAAACAGGGATCTATCCCCGGTTGAAGTTCAAGAAGCAACTAAACTTTTAAAGCAAGAAAAAATAAACAGGCCAATAAAAACGTATGAGTCTTTAAGCGAAGCAAAGACGGATATAACTAAAACTTTTGACCCTGGTGTCATGCCAAGATCTTTAAAACCAAGCACAGAACCAAAGGTTAGGAGAGCAAAAGAATATATTGTAAGAAATATTAGTCCAGAATTTTACAGAAAAACAGAATTAATTAATGCTATTGGTGCTAAAAATGACAAGTTGCCGCCATGGGTTTTTCCTTATGGTGGTGATGCAAGAGTTGGTGCTGGTTGGAAAGATTTTGATTCAATTCAAGAGGCCATGGAGCAAGATGGATTTTTGCCAGCAAGAGAAATTTATCAGGGAGAAGTGCCAGATTTGGCAGATGATATTGTAGATGCAATAGCAGACAATAGAATTCATCCAGAGGATCAAATACCTTACGATCAGTGGAAACAAGCAGAAGCTAGAAAATTAGAAAAAATAGACATCTTAGAAGAGAATGGTTTTGATCCATTAAGAATGTCTGATGCTGATGTTGAACAAGCATTTAAAAAAATAAATGAAAGGGATGCGGACATTGATGTTCAGGCAGATAGGATTGAGCAAGAAAATATATCCAGACAACAAACCGATGAGATTTATCAACAAACAATAGCAAGGGAAAAGACTATATCTATTTCCCAAGAAGACCTCGACAAAATAAAATCGCAACAAATAAATGTTCAGCCTGGAACAAAAGCAGATATACAAATTAATGATCCACAGAACAATATTCAGGAAGTTTATAATACGAATATTCCTGATGTGACTTATCCTAAATTTAAAATTATTAAATTAGATGATGGTGCTGGAGTTGACCAGCCTTACTATAATGTTGTTCAAGAGCTTTCATTAAAAGATGCTTACGATGAGCAACAACTTTCAAATTTGGCCAGAACAAACAAACTTTCCGATGAAGATTTAATAAATTTAAAAGAAGATGTTGTCATTGAACAAGATTTTGCATCTTTAGATGATGCTAAAACATTTATAGCGTCCAATGTTATAGATAAAGTTCCATCTAGCTATACTCCAAAAGATTATGGTTTTGCTAATAGGCCACCAAGAGTACCGCCATCAGATACACCGCCAGGTGGAAGTATTCCAGATGATAAATTTGCTGGCAACATTAACTTAGACAAAATTAACGAGCCGAGTGAAATAAAAGATATTATTCGCAAAATTGCAAAAGACAACAGCAGTTTCGAGGAAGCAAGAAGGGGTGTTGTTAAGTTTGGAACCAATGGTGAAAACTTAGAAGCGTTGGCTAGGTCTTTAGGCTTATCTGATTCGACCTTATTAAAAAGAAATATTGGCCAGGCTTTTAACTCTGAAGAAGTCATGGCCGCAAGAATTTTATTTGATGAAGCCTTAAAAGATGCTTTTGATTTATCTGTTATAGCCAAAGGTACAAATGCATCACAAATTGACTTGGTAAGGTTTCAACAATCCATGGCTAGAGTTGCATCAATTCAAGAACAAATATCTGGTATTACTGCTGAAGCAGGTCGTGCGTTGAGATCATTTAGAGAATCGGTTGGCCCTGCATCATCTAAAAATCCACAAGCCAGAGATAAATTAATTCAAGATTATCTTAATGTTAAAGGTGGTGATGCAAACATTAAAGATATTGCACAAAAAATGTCTATGCTTGATGACCCTGCGGCCATGGCAAAATTTGCAAGAGATCAATTTAAACCTAGGCCTATTGATTATATTCAAGAATTTTGGATCAATGCTTTGTTATCATCACCATCAACTCATTTAGTTAATACACTATCTAACACTTTGGTTGCTGGTTTAACTCCATTAGAATATTTTGGAGCATCAGCAATTGGTGCTATTACGAGAAAACCCGATAGAATTACTTTTGGAGAATCTGGAGCAAGACTATTCGGAAGTATGTATGGTGCCTTAGATGGAATCAGAGCAGCTAGAAAAGCTATTATAGATGGCGAGGCTGTTGATCCAATGAGTAAATTAGAATTAGATAGGCAAAAAGTTATACCTGGGCCTATAGGATCATTAGTTAGGACTCCCGGAACAGCTTTGGTTGCTGAAGATGCTTTCTTCAAATCCATTGGTTATCGTCAAGAACTTTGGGGTCAAGCATTTAGAACTGCTCAGAAAGAAGGCAAAGGAATTAAAAGAGCGTATGAGTTAATGCGTAACCCAGATCTGTTAGATCCAAAAATTCACTTAGATGCAATTGATGCTGGTCGATACCAAACATTTACCACGCCACTTGCGGAAGGAAAAATAGGTACAGCCGGTCAATCATTACAAAAAGTTATACGAAAAGTACCATCTCTCAGATTTATTGTTCCATTTGTTAGAACTCCAGTAAACATTGTTAAATATGCTTTTGAAAGATTCCCTGGTACAGCAAGGTTTACAACCGCATACAAAAAAGCTATTAAGCAAGGCGGCCGACAAGCAGATTTGGCCAGGTCAAAACTTGCGATAGGATCTTCTGTGGCGGCCGGTGTGTATTATTATGCTGGTTCTGGCTTAATTACCGGCAGAGGCCCATCAGACTCTAGGCAAAGATCCGTGATGTTAGAAACTGGATGGCAACCATATTCACTTAAAATAGGTGATAAATATTATTCCTACAATAGATTTGAACCTATTGGTATTTTGTTTGGACTTACTGCTGACATATCAGACATCGGCAGATATGTAGAAAGAGGCATTACAGCAGATGAAGAGCTTGAGATTGGACAATTAACATCCATGATTGCGGCATCTTTCTCCGAAAACATTACAAACAAAACATTCTTAACAGGCTTGAGTGATGCAATTGAAATGTTGAATGATCCCGATAGATATGGCGAAGTAACTATTAGAAAATTCTTAGCCAGTTTTGTTCCAACTGCTTTATATTATGAAAGGAAAGCAGACGATCCTATCATAAGAGATGCAAGATCTCTTGGTGATTCTTTTGTTAATCGCTTTCCAGAAGTTTTCAGTGAGCTTGGTGCAAGAACATCTAAAGACTTACCGGCCAAAAGAAATGTATTTGGAGAAATAAAAACATACAAAGATACATTTGGTGGTAGATATTCTCCAGTTAATGTTTCGCCAATAAAAAATGATGTAGCTTTTAATGAATTTGTAAAGCTAGGATATATACCACCATTACCAAAAAGACAGATTGGTGATGTTAAATTAACTCCAGAGCAGTACGAGAGATTATTGGAAACCCAGCAAACTTTAGGACTTAGACAACAAGTAGAATCATTTATTAAAGTGCCTGGTTACAACCGAATACCAAAATCTAAAAAAATAGAAAGATTAAATAAAATATTTAGAGACAGTCAAACTGCATCAAGAAAAATATTACAGGCATATTATCCGCAAATAATTATAGAAGAGGTTGAGCAAACCCTGGAAGAGCTAAAAGAATAAAATGCCCCAAGCAACAGAACGAGTAGGTCGTTTTGGTGAATACCTCACAGCAGCAATCTTGTCTCAAGTCTCTGATACAGTAAGCATCGTTCCACACAACGCATCCGCAGACATCATCTTTGAACACAACCTAAAGCTCTATAAGTGCCAGGTCAAAACTCAATCCAAAATAGAAAAGGCTAGGGGAAACTGGCGGTTTGATATGAGGAAGGGCCAAAGACTAGAACATAGAAAATACAAGAAAGGTGAGATAGATGTGTTTGCATTTGTCTCTGTACCACACAGAAATGTGGTCTTTTCTAGGCCTTTAGAACAGGCCCAACTAACCATCGTTGATGAACACATGAAGAACAATGATGCTGTTAAAAACATCAAAGATATATTGAAAGATCTTAGCTAGATATTTTCAATATCAAATTTAACTTTCTGATCCTTGTAATGTTTAACAGAGTTGATTCCTAACGAAAGAAAATACTCTGCTAACATTTGCGGATCTTTATGAGTTGACTCAGCAAAATCAATCAGAGAACGTGCGATGTGTTTATTAATATACAAAGCACTGTTGTTGTTTCTCTCATTAACAATTGGATCATCAAAATCAGATAAGTTCATTGCCATACTCCTATAAGGATTTCTTTAATAGCTCCTCTGGAATTTTATTTCCATCACTATCTAACCCGTAAACTTTTTCAAGTTCCAGATCTATGTAATGCTTGGCCTTCATAAGATCTTCGACTGTATCGTGCTTATTTCTGGTCACAAGTTTAATTACATTCCCCAAACACCAACCAATATTATTTGCAACAATATAGTCTATTGGCTCAATATTAGTTCCCTTATTGTAGTGATCTCCACCTACCTGGTTGTTGGAAGCCAAGCGATCTCTTGCTTGATCCCAGTCCTGTGGTGTAGCTTTGTCTATTGACATAAAAATACTCCTTACTTTTTTTATAAATATTACCATTATTAGTAATATTGAGGTATTATAGGTGAAATCTGAGAAAAGGGAAATGTATGGAAATTAAAGACTTAAAACAATTTGACATTGGTAACACTATAGACGCTGACGAACTATCAAAGAGATGGGGCGTAAGCAAAAAAACTATAGACAACAGAAGATCAAAAAAGATGGGGCCTGGTTATTGGAA